TGTATGCTTAATAAGTTAAATCTTTTTGCTAATTCTGTATATTGTTTTCTTGTTAGTCTTATTTTTAAATATTTCATCATTTGTAGTGATTTAATATATGCTTCGTTCATATTCATCACCTCTACATATATTGTAGCACATTATGTTAATTTTGTGTGTCGAACGGTGTCGAAAAGAAAAAGAACTATTGCTAGTTCTCTTCTTGGTCTTCTATTAATTTATTAACATTGATTGTTGGCAATATTAAAGGTGTTATATTAGCATTTGCTGTATATGTAGAAACAATTGCTCTAACATATGGATATAAGATTGCTATAGCATTTGCTTTTAATGTTTCTGGATTACATCCTTCTGCCATAAAATACCCTGTTATATTTACTTTCATTTCAAATGGTTTATTGGTTTGTTCAGCTCCTTCAAATATTACAATTTGTAATGTAATATTCATGTTCTTATCTTCTATATCTACAGTTGGTATTATTTTTAAATCTATTGGTGTACCATCCTTATTTAACTTAAAATTAGCATTATTTTTAAAATATATTTCATTTACTTCATATCTTATGAATCTTAATACACTTTGATATTTTTCCATTTTATGCAACCTCTCCTATACCATTTTTATTTTTTTTGATTTTCTTTTTGTCTCCTCCTTTTGATATATGTAAATAGAAATCATAATAATCTTCATTTAAATAATAATTTTCTTTAACTTTTATATTATATATTTTTTCAGTTTCATATTCTATTTCCATATATTCTTTATCTACATTTTTTATTGCTTCGTCCAGTTCTTTCAATGTAACATTTTCTAATTCTTTTAAAACTTCTTCTATATCTTTTGGATTATTAATCATTCTTTTCACCTCTATTCTTTTTTACTAAATTAAAAATTCCTTTTGTTATATCACTATGTTGCAATTCTTCTACTTTTTTTATAGCATTAGGGTTTTTTACACACATTTGCTTTTGAACACAAGAAATGAAATCACCTGGTAAATTTGTTTTTCTTTTTGTAATATTTTTAGGATAAGCAGCGCAAATAACATCAAATTTTGAAATATATTTTTTATTTTTCTTTATTTCTAACTGTTCTAATATCTTTATAGCATAAGCATATCCTTTACTTAATATATATTCATATTTTTCTTCAGGATAATTCTCTTTTATTATTTTTAATAAATATTCAAAAATGGCATACCCCTGTGGTTCACTAAGGTCCAAAACCTTATAATTTTCCATATCTAAATCAGCAATTATTATTCCACATTTTTCTGTCAATTCCTCATAATCTGTAACTTCATGTTTTATTACCCCTATTATTTCCCATTCAACAGCATAATATAAGTTTTCAAAGAAATATATTCCTCTCCCAAGCCAATGCCCTTTGCTCGCCTCTGATTCTATAAATCCATTATTTTTTATTAATTCTATATTATTTATATCTGTTGCATGATATCCTGATAATATTTCTCCATTCATTTCTACTCCTAGTATTATATATTATATTCTTCGTATTTTAGAATAGTTTATACCAAAAATAAAAATATTGCAAGAATTTTTCGTCGCAAATTTCGACAAACTTTGACAAAACTATTATATACCATATTTCTATGATTATAATATTAAGTTTTTATTACATAATTATTACAATTCTATTACATTATACCACATTTAAAAGATTATGTAAATACATTCTTTTTTCTCAATATTTCAGTGTTTTTTAACATTAACAATCAATTTTAAGCCGTTTTATTTTTCAATCAATGTAATTATATACCTTGATTTTAAGCCATAAAACACAAAAAAGAGGTAAATTGAAACTAATCAACTTACCTCATTTTTTATCTATAATTATTAACATTTATATAGGCAATTCTCCCCGTCATTCTAACTCTTACCTTATCAACATAAGAATTAACATGTTGCAAAACAATAACAGAAGTATTATCTTTATATTGATATCTTACACCGCTCAAATTTGATTTTGAGTATAATGTACACGCTTTTATCTTTCTAGTTGTACTTTGTGTTGCTGATACATTTATGTAATTACTTTTGTTTATGTATGCAATTCTACCAGTCATATTAACTCTAACTTTATCCACATTGCTTGATATGTTTTGTAGTATTGTTATAGTTGTATTTGCTTTGTAATTATACTTATAACCTGTTAAATTTGAATTACTATATAAGATACTATCTCTAGTTAATTTCTTTGTTTGTCCGACTGTTTGAACAGTATTTAATGTACTTATATCTCTGCTTGTGTATGCTAAAGATATCCATCCCCTATCCGTTTTTCCAAATCCATTTGATTCAGCCAAAATTGTGACGATTGTTCCTTTAGCATATCCACCAACTCTTGAATATGATGTACTTGCTCCTGTTCTAATATTCAAACCACCATTTGCAGTAATTTTAACTTGATAATTAACTGTATTTACATTTGATGTTGTGTTATCTGTTACTACTGTTGTTGTATTTTCTTTTATGTCTGTTCTATCATTTTTAAAACAGAAGAATTTTTGATAATTAGCATATGCTCTAAAGTTTTCTATTGATACATATACTGTATTACCACTTACTGTTGCTTTTCCTCTTCTACTTGCAACGTTAAATTTTCCGTTGTACAAATAAGGGTCATATACTTTTATATAATTTCCTTCAACTCCTGTTAAAACTATAAAATGTCCTCCATATGTAAATAAGCCTTGATTACAACTTGCTATTATGTAATGATTATCTTTTAATTTTGCAATTGCATCATCTAATTTATAACATTCACTGTATCCAATATCAAATACATCTGCTGTCCATTTGAAAGCACTCCAATATGTTCCTTGATTTGCTGAACGATATCCATATTGTGTATATAGACTTGCCATTGTGTCTGGTGTTATATTTCCTTTTATACTAGATACCACCATTGCAGCACTTGTTGGTCCGCATCCTGATGTTCCTATTGTTTGTGAAGTATCTCTTATACTAGAATACATATTATAACGCCATCTACTGTCTAGTTGTGAATAATATGTTAATCCTGCATATTCTCCTAATCCAATGTTTGGTGCTTTTTCTGAGCCTTCATATGCTACTATTCCTTGTTCTTCAAATCCTTCTGCTTCTGTTTCTTGAACTTCTAATGATTGTTCATCTGTTTCTGTTAAATTTGGTATTTCTGTACTAGATTTATTTATTTCATCTACTACTGTATTTATTGCTTCTGATATTTTATTTGTATCAACTTGTCCTGTTCTGTCATATTCTAAATAGCAATTTAATAGTAAAGAACTAGCACATAATATTGATATTATTAAACTTATTGTTCTTTCTTTATTTTTGAATATTTTCTTCAACTTATCTTTCATTGTTATCACCTCTTACATAAATTTACTTAATCCTAACGCAAAAGCTATTGCTGTTAATACTATTCCAGTTACAAACGAAATCACTTGTTTTTTTACTTGTTTTTTTGTGTCTTCATAATCCTTAATTGGCTTTTCTTCTATTATTTTTAAGCGTTCGTTCATTTTGTTTTGGTCTTCTCTCATTGCTTTCATTTCTGTTGCTATTTCTCTTACACTTAATGTTAAGTCATATATATTTTCAACTTTATTTTCAACAGCATCTATTCTTTTTGTGTTTGACTTTTCTCGTTCTTCTAAGTGTGCTACTTTTTCAATTAATTCAGTATCTTGCATTATTTTTCCTCCTTGGCTGATTCAGTTTGTTCAACTTCTTCTACTTCTTCTACTACTTCTACATATGTATCTTCTACTTGTAATGTTAATTCGCTATATTCTTCATCACTGATTTTGCTCATAGCATAAAATACATTTAGTTTGTTTTCAATGTCTGCTTTTTCTTTGTAGTATTTTTTTGTTATTAGTTTCTTTAATAATTCTACTATCATTTATTTCACCTCGCTTTCTACTTCTTTTTGCAAGTTATCTAATAGCATTGCACTTGTTTGTGTTGTGCTTAACAACTGCTTTATTTCGTCTATTTCATTTTGCATTTTTTTATTTTGTGTTTCTTGGTCTTTTGCATAATCTAAACTCAATATTGCTTTACTATCTGTTGTTATGTTTGTTACGTTTTTATATGTTCTTGCATTGCTTAGTTCTTTTGCTACTGCTTTTTGTTCGTCTGTGAATTTTTGTCTTATTGGTGTTTGTAATTTGTAATAAATCATAACTGGTGTTCCTGCGTCATATTGAGATTTTAACCATACTTTCCATTCATTCACTGAGCTTGCTATTGCTTTTGGTGCGACAATATATTCATACTTATTAACTGAATAAAAAGAATATATTCCTACGCCTTTATTTAATGCATCAGCAAATCCTTGTGCTATTCCTTTATATTTAAAATAATTACAATATTGTACGTCTGTATCACTTTTAAAATCACAAAAGTCTGTATTAGATAAATTTGTAAAAACCGCATTCGTATCGTTGGAACTTGGCATTCTCCAACCTTCATCTCCTGTTAATATTTTCTTTCCCCATACGTGCACTTCTTCTTCGTTGTCATAATCAAGATAGTCATTTACTAGCATTTCAGCCTGCGTTGGCATTATGTATGTTTGTTCTTGATTTTCTTCATATGTTGCATCTTCATATGTACTTATCATGAAATTAGATAACGAAATAACTGTATCACTTGAGTCAGATAATCTAATTATTATTGATGCTCTAATTGTCTTATTTTCAATAGCAACTGCACTAAAAGTTTTTCTTTTTCCATCACAAGTAAAACTATATGCACTTGCATTTTTTAATCCAAGTTCTTTTTCTGTTTGTCTGTATACCTGCAATCCACTATTGTCAGTATCAAATGAAAAATAATATTTTTGCCCTTTTTTTAATGTATATGTCGCTATTATTATTCCATTGTATTTATTTTTTTGATTAGTATATTTAACATCTTGTGCTAAATTTTTATTATATTTTGTTATTTTCACATTGCCTTGACCGTGTGAACTGTATGACGTTGCTACTGTGCCTTTTTCTAGTTTAATATCTGTTTTTGCATTTTGTGGAACTGTTTTTCCATTTGTTGCGGTTGGTATTATATACTTTACGTTTAAATTATTAACTGTAAATGTTAAACTTTGTTTTAAAATATCACCTACATACTGACTTCCCAAATATTTTTTATCTTTGTCATACAGTCTTATTGAACAATTTATACTATTAAAATTAACACTATTTATCTGTGATATAGTATAAAACACACCATAAACAATTGGAATAAAGTCCTTACATCTAATATACCATGGGTCGGCTCTTTTTTCTCCGCTTGTAACATCTACAGTTCCACTTTCCCATCCTGGAAACAAGTTTACATTATCCCCAACAGTTTTAATCTCACTTAGGTAATTTGGTGATGGACTTGCTCCGTACATTTCATAGTCTGTATCTACTTTATCTGTTAGCATTAGTTGTACAGTAAAATTATTTAATACAGTTCCACTATCAAATCTAAAATCAAAATGTTCAAATGTATCATCGACATCATTATAAGTTTTTGATATTAACCTTTTATTGGCATTTAACTGGCTTAAATCTACCGCTACATTTTGTTGCCAATTACCATCGTAGCATCTAGCCACTGCATCTCCTGTTGCACTTCCTGAAACCCATTTTGCCGTTAATGTTGAACTATTTTTTAACGCATTTACATTATCCATGACTATATTAAATAATGTATTATTACTTGTACATGTTCCGTCAAATGTAATACTATTATTTTCTTTATTATACGTAGAAGTTACACCATTTAACTTTTTTGCCTGGCATTTTGATAAGTCAATTTTATTCTTTCCGTTTCTTGTCTCCTGCTCATGATTTCCACCAATGCCAATTTTTGCTCTGCAATTGCTACTATCTTCTACATGTATGTATTCTCCGCTTGCTTGTCCTCGTATGCTATTTTGATAAAAGTCTTCTTGTGCTTCTTTTAGCTCTTTTTCTAGTTCTGCTATTTTATTATTTGATGTTTCTGTGTTTCCTTGTAGTTGCTCTATATTTGTATCTTGTTCTTTATTCTTTGAGTTTATGTTTGATATATTTGTGTTAACTTCACCCACATTTTTGTCTATCTTATCCCAGTTACCATTTAAGTAATTTTCTATATCAAACTTTTCTGTATTTGTCTCAGGATTATCATGTTTCTTTAATTTTAAATTTGTTGTTTCACTCATTTATTTACCTCCTTTTCAAGAGTTTCTATTCTTTGTATTAAACTTTGTATTAATTCATCTTTTTGTTTGTCTTTTGCTTGTAATTTTTCAATTTGTTCTTGTTGTTCTTGAATTGCCTTATATGCTACTGATGTCATGCTATATAAATTTGCACCTATTTCTTTTCCTTTTTCGTCTATTGATGTTAAATCTTTTGAATACTTGTAATTACTGCCAATTACAAAACCGATACTTTTTTTGTCTATATTCTTATCTGTTTTATAATTAAATTCGTAAATATCAGTATTTTTTACAACATCTATTGCTTTCTTATTATATTTTTGTATATTTTTTTTCGTTTCTACTCTTGAATTATCTATAAATGCTTTACCACTTACATATCCATCATAACAACTAATTCCTTTATGTGCTGTTAAATACCCTGTAAATGAACCATCTCCATCAATGGACAAATAATTACCAAGAATTGAACCATCATCTGTAAATAGACAATTTTTGTCTCCTGTTCCTAATTTAAAAGTATTACTTCCCGCTTGATTTGCATAAAAAGAAATATCTCCTCCTAACATATCAATAGCAGGATAATCTATTACATTCTGTGGACGTATGTTTAACAATATTGTTCCTGTTGTTGTGTCTTCAAAAGTCACATTTCCCATTCCAATATTGCCGCTTATAAAAATGTTTCCCATCTTTATTCCTGTTCCCATTCCATCTAAAATCAAATTACAAGCACTTAAAACTAATTCTCCAGAAGAAGCATCGCTATTTTTAGGTCCCATAGAAAAATTTTTTATATACAGGATTGGCCAAAACTTTCCATCACTTTTTGTTGTTATTCCCCAAGCCATACCATCAGACATTTCTTTATTATATTCTCCTGCTACTCCAAAACTTATATAATTTTGATTATCAATTGCATTTACACCCATTTCTCCAAATTCAGTTCCATCTTCTTTATAAAAATGCTGTCCTATTTTATCTAATGCCATCATTACATTTTTATCTTTATCTAATATTGCTAAACTAGCATTTTTATTTATTATCATCATTTGAATAAAGTCTGAAATTTGATTCCATGCAACTTTTACATGCTCATAGTTTTGTTCTATTGCTGTGCCAAGTTTACTTGTTTCTGTATAACCTTTTAACTTGTCATCTGTATTAGAATTTGCACTTTTTATTGCTTCTTGTTTAGCATTTGATGTTTCTGTTTTTGTTGAATATGTTTTACTTACTTCACTTATTGTACTTTCTGCTGTTTGAGTTATTTTATTTTCTGTTTGTGTTTTTGTATAATAATTATTACTTAAATTTTTATTTGTGCTATTAGCTGTACTTTTTGCAGTCTCCGCCGTGCTTTTCGCAGTATCTGCTGTAGTTTGTGCTTTATCAGCCTTACCATCTACTGTTTTTATTTCTGTTTTTACTTCACTTACACTTTGTGTTATTCCGTCTATATCCTGTTCATGCTTTGTTATTTTTTTAGAATTTTCAGTTGTTTCTTCAACTAAGTCTTGTATTTTTCCTTCATTTTTTTTTGCCAGTCTTTCAACTTTTAAAGTTTTCTTTTCTTCTTTAGTAGTAACTTTATACTCTGTATTAGTTGCTTCTAGTAATTCTGCTTCTATATCACTCGATATTCCAGTATTAATTGTTACATTTGCCTTCAAATAATAAGACTTATATAAACTATCTTCTTTATCTCCTAATTCTATACATGCACATGGTTTTAACCACATTACACCAACATCAGAAGCCTCAAAAGAATAATATTCAAGTCCCTTTATCTGCTCAAACATCCCTTTAATAACTTTTTCCCTTTGAAATTCAATAAATTCATTTTCATCAAATCTAATTTCACATCTTCCATTTTGTTCTATGCTCTTTTCGTCTGTTTCTTCAATATTGTCTTCTACATCTCCACGACCTAAAACCAGTGCATTTGCAGGTCCAAATTTTTCTTTTATTGTTAAATCTGTCAAATAAGATTTGTCTATTTTTTCTATAGCATCATTACTTACTTTATATAAATTCAATTTATTATCTTCTATAAATGCGGTTGTCAATGTTGCCTGTGCTACTTTTTCTAAAACATCTCTATATGTTAATTCCTGTGTTGTGAAAAAATCTTCTTCAACATCTAAATCAGCATTATAAAAGTCTGTGGAATATAATTCTACTCCACAGACTTCACACATTTTTTGAACTAATTTTAACATTTTGCAAGGATATATTAATTGCAATTCTGACTGTTTAAACGTTTTCATAAATCTAATCATTCTGTCATATCCTGTTACTGTTATTTCATCTTTTTTCTTACTATCTTCGACATCTTTTATAAAATAATTTCCCAAATCTATATATTCAAATTTGTTATTAATAAATAATCCATATTGAAAATTAATATCTTTGTCCTTTATTTCATTTGCATTTTTTACAGTAATTTCAACTTGTTTCATTATTGTTTTAAACAATTGACCATCAAAACTATATTTTAATTCTTTTGCTATTATTACTTTCTGTTTTCTTAATTTCCAAACTGGCAATGCATTAAAAATATGTACTGGCATCATATGTATTTCTTTAACTGTTAATTCACCATCACATATGCTTAACTTTATATTTTGCTGTTTTATCTTTTTCGTTATGTTCTTAAATTCATTACTTACACTCATGTTAATTGTGGCCTCCTATCTATTGCAGTCAACGTTACTGAAAATTTATCCCAATAACCACCACACGCAAGTGGACTACTTTTTATTGCTTGACCGTTGTAGAAATCTTCTGAAAATAAATCACCTTGTTTATAATTGTTCATGTCCTTTTCTAATGAAAATTGAACATCACTTAAAAAAGGATGTTCAAGCAATTTTTTTATTAAATTATATTCTTCATCTGATACTATTCCAAACTTTATTTCTAAAGTTGTAAAATATCCAATAAAAGTACCACTATAATGTCCATCTAATGTATTTCTTCCAGTTCCATCACCCCATAGAGGTTCTGGTCCAGGAATTAATTCAATAATTCCTGGTACTTGAATATTATTTACTATTAATTTTGGTTCATACATATTTAGCCTCCATTCGTTGCAAATCTATTTTTATTTTTAATTTTTTCAAGTCTTTTATTTAACTCATATCCATCAATATATAAATTAAAATCAAGACTTAAATTAATTAGAATTTGTATTATTTTTTCAAGTAATTCTATAACTTTTTCATTATTTCCTAATCCCATTTCTTGATTAGCCTTCTTATATAATGACATTAATTTGTCCTCTGGTGCAACAACCTCGCCTTGATGTCTGTTATCACCTATCATAGCCAACTGAGGTGTGTTTGCTTTTACATAACCACCTTGCGCTAGTCTAGGTAAATTTAGACTTCCTATCTTCCTTACACTTACTCCAGGAATTAAGTTTATTAAGTCTATACCACCATTAATTGATGAAATTGCTCTATTTATTGTTCTTTCAATTAAAGATATAACTCCATTAATTCCTGATTTTACGGCATTAGAGATGGCATTTCCTATACTCGTTCCTAAATTAGAAAATGTATTTTTTATTCTTTGCCATATTCCACTAAAGAAATTACCAATATTACTAAATACTCTTGTAATTCCGTTATATGCTTGTTGAAATATATTTGAAAACCAACTCCCTACTCCTGAAAATATTCCTTTTATTCCATTCCATATATTAGAAGCAAAAGATTTTATTCCATTCCATATATTTTCCCATATACTTTTTATGCCACTCATAACCATATTTATATAGTTTTTAACATAATCAATTGCACCTTTTATAATATCTTTTATAGCATTCCAAATTCCTTCTAAAATGCCTTTAATCATTGTCCATATACCAGAAAAAATTGATTCAATTCCATTCCATGCCTTTTCCCAGTCGCCAGTAAAAACACCAACAATAAAATCAATCAATCCTCCTAATACTTGCCAAACTCCATTTAAAATGTCTGAAATAACTCCAAAAACATCCATAAATAAATTTCCGATTGTTTCAAAAATAGGGCTCAATACTGGTATTACATTTGCAACTATCCAGTTAATTATAGGAACCAACCATGTATTCCATAGTGTTGATATTCCATTTATTAATTTTCCAAAAAATTCAAGAAAATTATTAACCATTGGTTGTAAGTGTTCTTTCCATAATAAATCAAATCTAGATTCCCATTCATCTAAAATTGGTTTTATATTTTCGTTCCAAACATTCAAAATTGTTTCCAAAATACTTGAAAAACCATCTTTAATGTTTTCTACTGCTGGTCTAATATAAGTATCATATACCTCCCAGAATTTTGAGAAAGTATCTTGTATCCCTTGTTTTATAGTTTCTAATACACTAGAAATTGGCTGTAGTAATCCTTCTAATGCATTTTTAATTAAATCTTTATTTTCTATAAAAGGTTGCGCTATAATATACAAAATATCATTTGTAAATTTTCCAACTATTTCATATACTCCTAATATTCCATCAGTAAATATAGCAATTATATCTGCAGTGCATTGTTTTGCTTCTGGTCCTCTAAATACGGCAAAAATATCAGCAAACGTTTCTGAAATATCTCCTAGTAAGTCCCAACTTTCTGATGAAATACTAAATATATTCATAATATGTTCTTGTATATCTTCTTCATTCTGTTCTAAAAAATTTGCAAATCCACCCAATAAATTATCAGCAATAGTAACTCCGACGCTTGCAACACTTCCAGTCATTCTCCCCATATTATATAAAACTGTGTCTACCCATTCTGCCGCATATTCAGTTATATCTGAGTCTGTAAAAATTTCCGTTAATGCTGTTTTTATTCTTTCACATGAATCTATTATTCCATCAAAATTTGTATTTTCAAAAGCATCATCAAACCCTTCTTTGAATATTGAAAATAATTCTTTTGATTTTTTTATAAAATTATCCATCTGCGCATTTGCTTGTTGCATTGCAGAATTTGTTAAATCGCCTAATCCTGATGTATCAATTCCTCCTGAACCACTTCCACTTGAAGAACTATCACTATCATCTTTCTTTAATATTTGTGCAGTATCAAATGAAGCCAAACTTTTTAGATCTTTAGCGGATTTTTTGGCACTATCTCCAATTCCACTCACAGCGTCACTCGCTTTTGATGCATCGGACGCTAAGTTTGAAACATTACTTGTGCTATCATCTCCTCCTGCGTTTCCGAATATCATTTCTGTAAATGATTTAAAAGCATTTGCTAGAACTTGAAGCTTGGAAAGAACCATATTTATTCCTTTTACTATCGGTGTAAATATGTTAATAAATCCTTGTCCTAAAGTTGCCTTTAGTTCATTAAATCTTAAGCCTAATACCCTTGTTTGGTTTGCCCAACTATCACTTGTCCTTGCAAAATCTCCATTTGCTATATTCAATTTATCTAATACAAATTTATATCTTAAAGCCACTTTTTCCTGTTCAGACATTTTAGATGTTGTTTTTCCATAGCCATTTGCCAATGCATATTGGTCAAGTGCATTTTGTGTCATTACAACACCTAAATCTTTTAATGTTTCTGTTTCACCAGTAAACACTGATTTTAATTTTGTATATGCTTCATCACTTGATAAATTGTAAAAAGAAGCAACATCACCTGTAAGTCCTGTTAAAGTTTCTGACATTGCTAGCGCTTCTTTATTCGAAAAATTAAATGCTTTTGCCATTGCTCCAAATGTACCAACATATTTTTTGGTTACTGTTTGTCCTAAACCAAATTGAGTTATTGCATTTTCAGCAAATCTATTTACTTCTGTATTTAAACTTCCAAAAGTAACATCAACAACATTCTGCACTTCTGTTAAATCAGAACCTAAGTCAATACATTCTTTACCAAAATTTACTATTGCTTTAACAGAGAATGCTGCTACTGCTAATTTACCAATTTTCTTTAATGAGTTCTCTATTCCTGAACTTTTTATTGTATTTGTTGTATCTTTTAGTCCTTTATTAAATGGATTTGAATTTAATAATAATTCAAAATCAACAGAGCCCACATTCGTACTCATACCTACTCCTCCCCTCTTTTTAAGGATAAAAGCAGGTATTGGCTAACTACTCACCACTAATGGTTGTGTTGCTCACTCTGTCTTTTTCATCTATATTAATTTTAATTGTTTTCTTACATCGTATACATTTTATTTCGCCCTTACATTGTTTAACTTTTAACAAAAGTTGATTACAGTTTGGGCATCTTACTTCTATCATTTGTTGTCACCAGCCATTTCCTTAAATGCTTTTTGAAATTCTGTAATAACTTTTTCATAATCTTCTTTGCTCATTTTCTTTGCTAATTTATTTCTATATTTCCATCTTATATTTTTTTGTTCTTGTGTAAAATTCTTTAACATCTCTTCGTCGTCTTCACTACGGATTTGAACAATATTTCCGAAGTGGTGTATCTGACATTAAGCCAGATATAAGATTGCACAATTCTGCATAATCCATTGTGTCTATTTCTTTTCTTATTCTTATTCCATATTGTTTTGCTAAACTAGCCTCAATCAAAGGCCAGTCTTCTTCCATATCATACCATAATTCTGTTTCATTACTTGTCTTGAAATCGTTTTTCCATTTCCTCATAAGAAACTTCATTTACTTGTGCTGATGCAGCAAGTATAATAATTTTCATTTCTTTTACAGTTAGTTTCATTTCTTCTATATCCTTTAATATTTTTTCACCTAAAAGTGCTTCCAATGCTTTTAAAACTTCCCCTTTTTTAAACATATCTTCAACTTTTAACATTGTAATTGCAGAACAGTTGACTTCATATGTTTTTCCTTCCGCAATTGTTATTTCTTGTTTTTCGTGTCCTAATTTTGAACTTATATCTAAATTTGCCATTTTTAATTCCTCCTAAATATATTTATAAGAGACCTTTAAAGGCCTCTTACTTTTTAATATCTTATTTTTTTACCGCTTGTGTTGTTTCAACACTTTGTGGTGATGCTTCTGTGTATGTTGGTTTTCCATTTGACATCACATCAAATTCTAACGGAATAACTTCTGTTGATTTTCCTGCTCCCCAGTTTGTTATGTTAAATATTGCATTTTCAAATATTAATTTTGCACCATTTGGAAATGTCCATTGTAAACACCCTTCAACTTCTCTTCCATTTTTTAGTGCTAATCCTGCTACATAATCGTTTCCAGTATCTCCAAAATTTCTTTTTCCAGAAATTGAAATAGTAACAGATTTAGAAGTCATTAATCTTCTAACCCATCCTTTTTGGTCTAATGGATTCCATTCTTCTACTCCATTATCTAATTTGACTGAGAAACTTTCCATATCTGCTATATCTGTTAATGCTTCTTTAGTTGCTCCAACTTGAAATTGGTTTTCATATACTGGATATACTCCTGTTTTAGTTGCCATTATTTTTCACCCTTTCTATATAATAAATTTAATTCTATTGAAAACTTGTAAATATTGTTTTCATCTGCACCTAAATCAATAGGTCCATTATATAAACACTCAATTGAGCAATTATAATCATCAATAAAAAAAGAACTACAGTCTAATAGTTCATAAATCTTATTGGCCATTGTTTCAGCCATACTATAATTTTTAGTCCATCTTAACAGTAATGTAACTGGTAATATTCCATAACTTTTTAACTTTTTATATTTAGAATTATCTTCTAATTGTCTACGATTAGCATACAAAGCAATTGCTTTATCTTGATTTTCATCCATTTGCCCTATTGACCATTTATTACATTCTGGTATTATATTTTTAAAATAATCTCTTATTTCAGATATACTAATTCTTGCTATCATTATCCATTTCTCCTTTTTAACATTTGTTTAAAATATTTTATTGGTAAATCTTTCTTGCTTCCACTAATATAATCATCAAAATAATACTGTTTTGCATTAGGATTTTTACCTTGTTTTATATGTATTTCTGGGTCGAAATATACCTTTCTTGCATATACTGTATCTACAACTATTCTAGCGACACCTTTTATAACTTTTTTATCATCTACAAAAGTGCTATCATTTTGCATTGTACCAGTATCAAATGGCATTGTTTGACTTTGAATTAAATCTGTTTTTACCGCTTCTGCAGTATCTATTAATGCTAATCTTGCATTTTCTAATAATTCATTTATATTTTTAGTATTATATGTTATTTTCATATTAAACCAACTCCAATGTTGTATGATGAACAGTTCCATCTGGATTTCTAGGTCTACTTGCTTGATAAATTTCATATTCTATATCATTTATTATTACTTGTCCACCACCTATTTTCTTTATAGTTGGTGCTATATCTCCAAGTAATATTACTTTTCCCACAAGTTGAATCTTTCTTCCATCTGGACTAATTATAACTTTAGTTGTTTCAACAAATCTACATTTTTGTTTTTCTAAATTCAAAGAAGTTAAAGGCTCACCATCTTCTGATAAGCCTTCTTGATATATAACTACATCACATTTATTATTTAATAATCTTTCCAAATGTTTTGGATTTAACCTTTTTATCATATAATCCTATTTGTTAATCCTGTTCTTTTTAAATAGAAAAAGGCTAATTTTGATATATTTAGTTTATCTGCCATATCTTGTGATTCCTTTTCATTTACTGTTAAGTCCCCACCTATAGAATAACTAGATATACTATTATCATCATATAATCCTTCTTCTTTTATATATTCAGCTTGCAAGCAAGTTGCTTTGATTATTAAATCTTTTTGTTGTGTTGTTAAATTATCAAATCCTCTTCTTTCAATTCTTGTCAATGTTGCTCTGTTGACATCTATTGAGGCTAACTCTAAATTTTTTTCTATTTCTTCATCTTCTAATACTTTAGAACCATATTTCGAATAGTCCCCTTTTGTTGCATAAACATTTATCATTTGCAACACCTCTTATTTTACTTTCTTTTCTAATTCTGCAATTTTTGCTGTTAATTCTTCATTAACTTTTGCTAACTCTGTTTTTTCTTCTTCAACTTTTGTTATTTTTGCTGTTAATTCTTCATTAACTTTTGCAATTTTCTTTAATTCTTTTTCTAAATCTTTAGAAGCTACTTTTTTAGTAGCTCCTAATTTAGAATATCCTCTTGCCTCATATTGTGCTAATTCTTCCTCTTCGATAGACAATAATACATTATCTTTTACTATTTTTATTTTAGACATAGTAACCTCCTATTCTCCAGCATATTCAGTTGTGTCAACATCAACATATATACTGTCAATTTTATTATCTTTTCCATTTGGGAATACAAATGTATCTGATAAACTTCTATCTTGATATAGATATCCATCACCTTCTGTATGTTGACCTGGATTAAAATAATAAATACTTGCAATTTTAGGAACTGTTTTAACAGTTAATGGAGAAGCTATTAATACATTAATTTTATGAGAACCTGTTACCGCTGCTACATGGTTGCTTTCATTTGCTGCTACTTTCTTAACTGGTACAAATCCATCTGTAAAATCAAATTTATCATAAAATCTTTCATCATCAATTACTTCTATTAATGTAACACCATCAATATCTGTAATTCTTGTTTCTATACCAATACCACCTTCTGCAATTTGTGTCATTTCTATTTTTCTTGTGAAGTCTGTAGATTGTTCTAATAAATCCATAATTGTAGAATTTACATATGCAATTAATGCTCCTTTTGCTACATATCTTCTTAATTTTCCAGCACTTAACATTGCTTTTAATTTTCCATATACATTTTCTTTTGTATATGAAGACAATGCTGTTGAACTATGATATCCTTCTAATTTTTGTGCCTCTGTAGCAACTTTAGAATAGAAATATGCATCCATTTCTGGTATTTGTTGTGTTTTGTGGAATACTTCTGAAATCTTCTTAATAGATGCTGTTTCATTTGTTTCATCTACATCTATTTTGTCAATCATAAATTGAATATCTCTATCATGTGTTAATGTGAAAGGTACATCAGTTTGTGCAAATGTTCCTTTGTTCCATCCACCTAATCTACTGTGTGATTTATAACCACTTGTGCTCATTTGTGTAAAATGAAATGTTTTTGCACTTAACCATTTAACTGCTGTAGTTACAAATGGTGAAGTTAAAGAATCTTGCTCCATAATTTCTAATAGGTCTGGAGACCATACCTCTGCATAATTTAATGCCATAATTAATTACCTCCTAAAATGAATTAAACCTGTTCCATCTTTTTGTGGCTACAGGCTTTTTGGTTTTTTGATTTTCATCAGAGTTACTTTGTGTTGCTCCGAATTTAAATCCTTTTTCTTCTTTTTCTTCTTCCTTTGCTATTTTTAACTCAGGAAATTCAGAAATTACTGCGTTGATTTCATCTTCTAGTTTCTTAGCGTCTAATACACCGTTTTCTAGAACTTTTGACATATCAACTAATCTTGCTGCTCTTTCAACTTTCTTAACATCAACACCTACTTTGGCCATAGCAAGTGCTATTTTGTCAGTATAGTCTGTTTGAACAGTCTCTTTTTGCTCTTCTTGTTCTTTGTCTTCTTGTTTGTTTTGAGTATCTTGAACTTGTTTAGAAGTTTCACCTTGTTCTGCTTTTTCAGCACCTTTGGCATACATTCTTCTGATAAATCCATCTAACTCATCTTGATTTTTGAAAACTATTGAACCATCATCACCTTTTTGTGCTACTTGTTTTTTAGTTTTCTCACCCTCATTTTTGTTTTCAGTTTTTTGCTCTTTTTGAGCATTATCTGTTGTAGTTTGAGTATCTACATTTTCTTTTTTTTCGTCTTCCATATTGGAACCTCCCCCGTTTAAGGTCCGTCGACCATAATTTTTGCAATAAAAAAAGAGCCTTTTTAAAGCTCTAATTCTAAAAATGGCACAAGTTAATGGATTTGAACCACTACAAACAGTTTTGGAGACTGTTGTGCTACCGTTACACTAAACTTGCATATAAAAAAACACCTACATTTCTGTAAGTGTTATCTTTAATTAATTATTAAACATAATATGGATTTGGTTTAAATAATAGTGATATTATATCTATAAACCAGCCTATTCCAAATAATCCTACTGTAAATAAATATATTATTCCCATTCCAATTTTTCCTTCATAAAATTTATGCCCACATACGGTAAATATACACAACGCTAATGAAATCCACTTGTTTTTAGGTTTTCCAGTAGCACAATGATTTATATTACTGTTAGTATTAGTATTTGTGTTATTAATTACTATGTTAGGATTTGATGAACTAATTTGTTCAACTTGTCTGCCACATTTTGTACATATTACTGCATCTTCTGGTATTTTTTCACCACAATGTTTACAGAATTTTGTTTTTGTTTCAGTTATTTCCATAACACTTCCTCCTTTTATTATATCTAAAAAAAGTATACCACTTTATTATACTGAATGTTGTCGAATTTTGTCGAATAATATAAAATTTTATTTTTTATTAAACCATTCATCGATTTTACCAGTCTCAACTGCTTTTGAAAACTCTTCTGCCTCTTTTTTCATTTCTTCTGTTATTTCAATTTTTTCATTTATTGGTATTGGTTTAGGTATCTCATTTATCCATCTAGGATTTTTCATTAAATTTCCCTCCATAATAAATAATATTTACCATTTATTTTCTTTATATTTTCAACAATAAACCTACTATTTCTTGGATATAATATTTCAGATTCGTCTGGATTAAAGTTTCTTAAATCTTTTGCTTTGTTTGATACTGTATATATTACCACATTGGCATTTTCATTATATTTTGATTTACTTGAAAAAGATAAATATTCATTAAACATTATTGGCTTATTAAGCACGTTCATATGTATAAATCTTTCTAATTCTTTCTTATCTGTTATATCTAAAACCCTAACTATATTCCCATTATAATTTCTACATTTATTTAATGCTTTATCTAAATTATTAACTATATTTTGTTGAATATTATCTAGTTTAAGATTATTTCTTAATAGTTCATTTATTTTATAACTTTCTGAACTGATGTATTGGTTTATTGCATATTGTTCATCATTTGATAAACCTATTTTACTACTTTCTATTTGATTTTGCAATTCATTAGCCTTATTTTGGTAATTTAATACATTTTCTGGCGATAAACTTCCTGCTGCTAATCTTTGATATTGTTTCTTTCTTTGTTGCAAATATTGAGTATATTTATCTTCTTCGTTATGATTATGCTTTGCTTTTGTTACTTCTTCTGGTTCATCATTTATTCCTTCATAATATGTACTAACACCATGATGGCAACGTGGATGCAAAAAGCCGTCCTTCTATTGCTGTACTTAATAAAGGATAATTACCATCTTTTTCTGTACCTCCTGACCACACATCATCAATATATACTCTGCCCTCCCACGGTGTACACTTATCACAAGCTCCACCATGTTTTGATACATATACTAATGAATTGCCTAATTTCTTACGCATTTCACCTTCTCCCATTAGATTTGCTCTTTTGTTTGCTGTTCTAATAGCCATATCACAATAGTCTGCAATATTGTGTTTTGTTCTATTTTTATATTCAATACAATTAAAACCTCTTGCTAAAAAATCTTTACTTGCCATATCAATTGCTTGTTTTACTGTTCCAGCCCCTGTATTAGCAAATACTTGTGCTTTATATATTATTTGCCTGTATTGGTCATTTGCCATTCTTAGTGTTGCATATTTTACATCTTTCATGTCATTTTTTGTGGTTTTTATTAGTGCATCTAATTTTCTATGATTTAATCCAAAAAAAGATCCACCTAATTGTGAATCTTCTTTTCTTATAATTCCTGACTGTATTGCCTGTTTATTTGTCCTTCCTGCACCTTCTTTGAATTGTTCTTTTATATGTTTATATAAATATCTATTTAACCCTTTTGTGTTGTTGTTAAATATTTCTTTATTTGCCTTTTTGTAATCTTCAAATTGTTTTAATTTAAGTGCTTGCCATTGTGGCCAGTCAAATCCTTTTGCTTTTTCATCTTCTTTATGACTCCATAATGTTCTTTTCATAGAAGTAATTAATTGTAATTCAATTTCTTCCATTACTTTTTTTATATCATATTCATTTTGCATTTAATCACCTACTCTAATGGTTCCATTATATTAGGTTCTTCTTTTTCAATTATTCCTGCTTCTTCTTTTAATCTTTTTACTTCTTGTTCTTTTTCTGCTTTAGTTAAACTATCTCCATACATTGTATCTACAGTCTTTTCAATGCTCATTACATTTTGCCCTGGTCTAGCCTTTGAAACTGTTTCTACTGTTGCTTCAAAACTAGGGTTAGCATATTCTTTAAAATCTACTGTTGCTTCATATTTACCTGCTGTTTTTTTCTGCGCTTTATCATATGTTTTTAGACATATTTCAACTAACTTAGGAATAACTTTTTCTAATACATCTATTACTTTTCCCCTTGTATATTGTGTTGCTTTTTCTTTTTCTCTTTGTGCATCTGCATTATCTAATTTCTTTACATCTATTCCCAATGTTGATGGACTTATTAAACCTTGCAGACACAAATCTAATGCTGTTATATATGACTGTAGCATTCCTTCATAATCAAAGTCTCCTTTTTCTCTTGTAATTTTACTACTTTCTGTTTCTGATGTTGTACTTCCTACTTTAGCATATCTATTATCAAATGTGTTAGGTTTTAATAAATCCCCATTTTCATTTGTTGGTATTAAATCTTCTGGAATATATGTTATTGTTCTGTTATCTCTTAATGCATCTATCCATTTACTCCATACTTCATCAAAACTATCAAAAGCATCTAATTTCTTTTCTAATATACTTTGGCCTCTACCTTTATATTTTTTTGATTTATTAAACATCATAGGTACAGCCATCATAAATTTAGTATCTGTTGGTTCTTTCAAGTCTGCTGTTTCTGGAATAGAATTGTAATCTTTCATTGGCTGGTCATTTTTGTATAATTCGTATTTTATGCCATCTTTAGAGTATTTTTCAAACAAAGTATAACAAGCATCTTTTTTAGGATATTTATTTTTAAAGTTTATTCCTGTTATTCTCCCTCTTGTATATTCATAGTCGACATCTTGTCCAGAGTAAAACTCTATTATAGGATATTTACTTATATCTGTGTCATAACTTATTTTAAAAGCACCATCACATTGCACAAATACATCGATTATTGCTTGTTTTAATGTTTCTTTGAAGTCATTTTCTTTTGCTATTTCTTTCCAATTTGTTTGTGCTTCATTGTTTCCTTTAACTTCTATTTTATTAAAACTATCAACTATTATATCAGCTAACATATCAACTATCATAGCGGGTAATCCAGTATGTATTTTCCTGATATTTATACCAGTTGTACTTTGTGCTGCCCAAAACTTAGCATTTCCCATCAAGTCATCTGTTTGTGTATAATATTGATGTAACTCTGATGCATCTCCTCTATACCACAATAGATTTCTAAAACAGTTTCCTTCAAATGTATTTGTTTCTTGTATCGTTATTGTGTCTCCCACACTTGGTTGTATTTCTAACCAGTTTCGGATTACATTTTTTATTTTGTCATTGACTGTTCCCATATTATTCCTCTACTTTCTTATATGTTTCTTTAAATAATGTCTTCGGACAAGCATATATATAATTATTTTCTTTTATTATAAAATCACCCTCACGTGCTATCTCATACCCTAAGTATGTTTTTATTTTTATTTCTAAACCTTCTGTATCACTAAAACTAATTTGTTCTATTTGTTTGCTACTTGTAAACCAGCTTGGCAAAATTCCTCTTCTTAATTCAAATGCTTCTACTTCTGTTGCTTTTTTCTTATATATATGTTTGTTCACTGTTATTTTCTCACTTTCATCTGTTGCTTTTTCACTATCTTGACCTTCTATAATCTTAATTACTTCTGTTGTCGCTTGTTCTTTATATTGTTTATATTTTAATTCCTCTTGTATTAATTCTTCATATCTACTTTGATCTATCTCAATTGTTGGTGTTTGAAATAATGTGCTTCTTGTACTCATATATTATTCCTCCTCATCTTTTATCAATTTCTTTATTACTTCCCAATTACCAATTTTCTTTTTATGTGGTAACCAAGCATATTGACAACCATTTATTGAGTGGTCATTGCCATCCTCAGGTTGGTTATCTTCATCAAATGAATATTTATTACATTCATCTATATAATCTTTGCAAGTTTCAACAATTAAAAAATCACCAGTATTCAACCAACTTTCTTGTAGTTGAACTCTAGTGATTATCTTTGTCTTTTTCCATGCATTTTCAAAGTTATATACTAAAGCATTTTGCCTTTTTGCTTTATTTGCTTCCATTATTGTTCCTTGGTCTGCATTATCTATAAAACAAGTTCTTGCAAATCCCCATTCGTTTTTGAACTCTTCCATAAATTCAACAATCCATTGAACCACATCTGATGGTGCAAATGGTATTGTTCTATCTCTATTATTAAATGTTCTTTCTTTCAATAAAACACATTTATTATCTGTTGTTATTCCTACACCTTCTAAAGTTACTTTGTCGTGACTTTCTTTTGAGTATGATGTATCACAACCAATAGAAAATAATTTAAATTTCATTTTCTTAGCTTCTTCTACTGTTATTATGTTTTTAGGTTGTAAATTAAAACATAGTCCTGTTGCTTTTCCTCTTAGTCCTTGTATTTTGTTTTTATATAACTTTGTTCCTATTGGTGCTACTGTTTTTTTCTTTTCTATTTCTTCTTCTGTCAAACCTTTATTATCGTAAAAAGTAAAAAACCAATATCTATAATTTTTCTTTGGCTCAACTTTATTTAGTTCTTTCATTATTTCATTAGGTACATCATTAGCATATTTTTTATATGGTCTAGCATGATTTATTACTTCATCATAAATAGGCAAGTTTGGATCATCTGGATTTAATGTTATACATAAATAATCATTTCTTGTTAAAATCTCTCTAACAAAATCTATGTCTGCTATATTCCCTTCATCTATGTATACACAGCCATATTGGCCACCTAAGGCATTTTCCCATTGGTCTTTATTTTTATAACTTAATACATATATAATTTTGTTTTCAAATTTTATATGTGGAAACTTATGGTCTTTGTCGCCATTTCCAAAGTATGTGGCATTTTTATGAATATCTAAAATTCCATTGTCTTGATTTATTATGTTTTTTTCTGCAACTCCTGTTGTTCTGGCTGCAATTATATGTTCTTTTTTGTTAGAAGCTGAAACCATTTCCATAAATTTTATTCCTGCTGCTATTGTTGTTTTTCCTGATGCTGTTGTTCCTTCTAATACATCAACATCAACATTATCTGTTGTGTTGCAAAAATCAATATATTTTTCAGATAATTCAAAGTCTTTTTCTTCGTTATTCACTTAGTCCTTCACCACCTAATTGCTTGCAAATATCTGCAAACTTTTTAGAAGGTTCAACTTCATTCTTTATTCTTTCTGTAGGTTTATATCCTGCTCTATCAAGAATATCTTTTACTGCTTGCATTTTTATATATTCATTATTTGATTTTAGCAATTTCTTTAATTCCTTTTGTGCTTCTACTGCAAGTGAACCAAAATTTTCTTTTATATTGTTCTCTATTTCATTTTTAAATTCTTTATCTTTTTTCCAGTTGCATATTGTCTGTTCTGTTATTTTTAATTCTTTTGCTATTTGTTTTTGTGTTTTATTTTCTATAACCATTAAGTTTATACATTGCATTTGTTTTTCGCTTAACATTGGTTCACCCCTTCCTAATTAAAATTTATTAAAATTATTTTCTTTTAAATTGTTTTATCATTACATCTATTATTGTAACAAAAATAAAAAGAGTAAATGCTATTGCTATTACTCCTACACAACTTAATATTATTCCTAAAAATATATTCCACATATTCTTACACCTCTTTCCCTGTTGCTTTGTCTACTATCTTTACTATAACATCTGCTTCCCATACATAATAACTTCCAATTTTTGATACTTTTTCGTTTTGGTTTTCTAATATTACCTTTTTCTGTTCTGAATTTAATTTTCTATTTACTTTTATTTGACTTATTTGTGAATTATCACATTCATATCCTTTTGCATTTAATATTTTTACTACTAAATCATTTTTAGATTTGGATATTTTAAAACTAAGATTTTTCAATTTTTTTGATTTTACTTTTAAATACATTTTACATTTTCTCCTTTAAATACATTTCTACTATTTCATGAATAATATCATAAGAATTTGATACTATGTCTGCAACATCTTCTTCTGTGTATTGTTTATCACAATGTGTTATATAATTGTCTATATAGCAATGTGCTAATTCATGAATTAATGTTGCTTTCTTTCTATCTTTTGGCAAATCTTCATCTATGTATATTTTTTGTTCATCACAATATGTGATTCCATAATATCTTGTATCTATTGATTTTAAATTTTCTTCTTCATTTGCTCTTCTTATATTTTGCTTATTTTTTATTGCTTGTTGTGATGCTTCTATTATTTTCCATTCTCTGTTGTTTATTTTGAATTTCATTATTTTTCTTCCTTCCTGGTCTATATCTAAAACAATAATCATAGTACCTGCATTGTTCGCATTTTCTTTTCATGCAATTTGCATAGTTAATCTTGTCGCTCATAATATACACACTTTGTACATATCGTATCATTGTTTTTGAATATTCTTATTTCACAATCAAACTTGTTTTTATTTTTACATTTTGAACAATGCTCTTTTTTATACTTTTCTATTCTTTCTTGATTAGTCATATGTACATCTCCTTTTATTTTATTTTTTGACATATTTCGACATTATTTTTATTCTTAATTTGTTATAATCATCTCGATTGGAGGTGATTAATAATGCCAGATTTTAAAAAATTCTTAGATGCTATTTCTAAAGAAGATTTGTCTTTTGCTGAAATTCCTGTTACAGAGGAAAATGCAAACGACAGAGGATATCCATACATATTGCAAAGTTCTTCTAAAATTACTTGTATGATTTTAGAAAAATATCACAATTGGCTTACTCAAAACTATGATATAACTCCTAAGAAATAGTTTTATTACAATCAGTAGTTGTTCTATCAACTGCTGATTCCTTTGATTTAAAATCTTTTACTTTCATACAACTTAATTCTTTTAATGTTAAATCTTTTAAGTCTTTTACCTTTATTTCCATATCTTTTCCTCTTTTCTTTTATTTATAAACTCTATGCAATGATATAAAGTTGGATTCGAACCAACATGCACTGCGATTTTCCTGTCGCCCTCTTTTACCATTCAAGAGTATATTTGTTACCGAACAAATAAGAATTTTCAGGAGTTGAACCATTTTTTTATATCATTGCATACAACTTATAAACACTACGAAATATGCAAATTATATATAATTGCACTCTAGAACTAAACGGCTTATACTTCATCTACAATAGATTACTGTTGCCGTTCTGCTATATATGTTTACATACTTCGTACTATCAATAAATATTAAATTTGGAGGGTTTTCATCTCCTACAGTTCCGAAGAAATCTGCACCGCTTTCTTGGCGACACAGGTAGGATTCGAACCTACGGTACTCTTTAGTACTCTTGTTTAGTAGACAAGTGCATTAAGCCATCTCTGCCACTGCGTCATATATTTGGATGCATCTTCAAGACTCGAACTTGAAACTTCAGCATTCAAAGTGCTGTGTTCTACCATTTGAACTAAGATGCAATATATTTAGAACTCGCTAGGAAAGTTCTATAAAAGTTTATATAAAAAAATAAAATATTCGAAAGGAGGTCTGCCATATTCAACCAAACATAACAAACAATTTATATTATCAGTTACCTAGCATACTGGTAATAACATAATAAAAAGAATAGACATTTAAAACATCTATTCTTAAAAAGACTAATTTATTTGTGAGACCATTTCTTTTATCTCTGATTATATATATATCATATCTTATATGTGCCATACAAGGACAAAATAGGACAGGTTTATTTTTTTTCAAATTTATTTAATGCTATTCCATTTTTTCTACATAAATCTCTATAACTATAGTCCATTTCACTAGCAACTGTTACTAATGATTTTCCTTGTATGTATACTTTTTCTAAAATTAACTTATATGGTTGTTCTACTTTGTCTAATTGTTCTAATATTACTTTTTGTTTTTCATTTTCTTTTACTATTTTTTCCAATAATTCATTCATTGTATCAATTAATTTTGCTACTTTTTCTGCCATACAGTCTTCTACTTCTCTACTTCCGTTTTGGCATATCTGATAATACTGCTGTTATGTTTGTTATGTTTGTTTTATATTCTTCTATGTATTGCAATCTTCCTTCTATCCATTTTTGATTATTTTTATACTCTTTTAAATCTTCTCTAGTCATATCTTTTGTGCCCCTTTCTGTTTATTTTTAATATTTTTTCTTATTAATTCATCTTTAAAGTTATCTAAAATTTTATATGCTTCATTCAATTGTTGCTGATTATATTTTCTCTTGTCTAAACTTATAAAATCTATATTTTCTAATTTGTTCATTGTGTTTACTACTATGTTGTATATGTGATTTATTGTCATTTGTATCACTCCATTCCGTTATAATAATCTCCTAAATTCATTTTATGATATGTATCTCTGTCAACGGTTACCCATATTGACTTTATTTTTCTGTCGATTTCTTTTTGAATCTGTATTCTATAACTTTCTGGATGATATTGTGGTATTAGTGATTTTCCACAACTCATCATTGTTGTGTACGCTGAACGATAATCTTTATCAACGACTTGTCCTTCTTTTACTCCATAATCTTTTTCTTCTTTTATCATTATTCCTATTGCTGTAAATAGTATTATAAATAAAATTATAACAATTCCAATTACAAATATTTCTATTATACCTTTTTCAGATTTCATAGTTTTTTACCTTCTTTCTTTTATATACTCATATTTTTAAACTATATCTCTTTAGATTCTCTTTAGAAACTCTTTAGATGTAGTATGCTCTTTTATTTATTTAATAATTCTTTTGCTTTATTTTCAAAATATTGCTTTACTTCTTCTTTATTGTCCCAAACGATACCTTCTTCGTATATTTTTTCTGCCATTAAGTCTATTATTTTGTCTTTACTTGAAATTGTTTTGTCTTTGTTTTTCTTTATTTCTATTTTTTATGAATCCATTATCATTTCCATTCATTTTATTTGTCCTCCTTCAACTCTTTTACTTCTTTATTTAGTTGTTTTACTGCTTGTACTAATTCATTTATTTTATTCATTATACAAATAGTTCCATCTATATTATTAGTAACTGACTTTAATTCTTCTATACTATCTATATCTATTTCATCTTCTATTAGTTCAAAATCTAAATCCATTATGTTGAAAGCTATATCTTTTAATACAAATTCAATTGTACAATTTTTATATTCCAGACTAGTTGTGCTGACTTTTTGTTCTAGATTTAATTTTCCTTCTGATACTGCCTTCATTATTTCATATCCTTTATATTTCATTTTCATACTTTTGTCTTTTTTTCTGTTTTCTTCTTCACATTTTTTACAAAATACATATTCATCATCTTTTAGTGGTTTATAACATTTTTCACAATGTGTTAATCCCATATATGCCATTCCCATTCTATTTTCTCCCTTCTAGTAATTCTTGTAACATCTTTTTCAAAACTACTATTGCATATTTATTAAATTCAATTTCCGCTTCTTCTTTGGCTGTTTTGCCCTTTAACATAGTTATATTTTCTATATCTAATATGTTTTTCTCATGATATTTTATTTCTTCTTCTATCTTGTCTTTTACTTTTTGAACTGGAATACTATGTTCTATTATAAAATCCAAATGTTTATTATCTTGTATATGTAATCTTTTTACTTCTTCATTCTCTTTTAATACTCTTTTATAATCTGATAAAATATGTTCTATTTTGTTTGCTAAATCCTTATTCCAATTCCAATCTGTATCGTGACTAAAATTTTCTCTTTTACTTGTAAAACTTATATATTTTTCTATGTCTTTTATATCTTCTTCTCTACTATTTTTTTTCACTTAAAGCACCTCCTAAAGCTTGTCTTTTTTGATATTCTGTAATTCCTAACTCTAAAACTTCATTAACTATTTCTTCGTCTAAAAAATCAAATCTTAAATTTTCTTTTGGATATCTCTTTGTAAAATAATCTCTTATTACTTGTTTTGTGTATTCATCATCTCGTTTTACTACTTCTTTTATTACTCTTTCTGAAAAAGAAAACATTTCATTCACTGCTTTTTCGTTCACTATGTATCACTCCTCTCTAATTCGTTTTTCAATAATGTTTTGTATGCTTGAATTTGCTCTTCTAACTCTTTTGTTCTTTTTTGTAAAGCACCTATTAATATTTCATTAAGTTCATTCGTTGTTCTTTCCTTTTGGTATAAATCTTTGTATGTATCTACTGCACTTTTGCATATTACTATCATATTTTATTTACTCCTTTACTACTAAATTTGCTTTGATTAAATCGTATGCTTTATCTAATATTTTATACGGATTTACATATGGGTCTAATCCTATTGATATTTTTCTAGTTTTTACTTTTACATAATATCTCACTTCACTTATATCGTTTGGCTCTGTAAAAGCATAATAAAAATATTGTTTTATATCTTCGTCATATTCAAATTCAAACTTTTCAAGTTCTTTTAAATCTACTCCGTTCTCTTATTTTTAACATATCTATTCTCCTCCTACTTTATAGCAATTAGCCATATAACGTTCTTTTGTTAGTATTGTTTCTATATCCCAATTTAACAAAGCAAATTTAACTTTTGTATATTTGCCTTCAACAAGAATACTTTTTTCTTTATTGCCATTTACACATTCATACCCAAATCCAACGACAATACAACTATTTACTATATCTCCAACTTTTATTAAGTCTATTAGTTGTTTGCTGTGTTTTACTATGTTCTCTATTAAATAAAGTCCCTTTTCACATTCTACATATATGCTCATATAAAAATTAGAATTTATAACTTTATCAATAATTCCATTTTTTGTTCTCACATATTCGTTTACTTCTATCATTTTCTACACCTCATTTCCCCAACAATCCCATCCTTCTGTTTCTTTTCTTGCAAACAATTCTATTTTCTTTGTGTCTTCTCCGAATATTTTTTCTATTCTTCTCATCACCTCGTCTGGTTTTACTGAATGTCCTCTTCTTTGTTCCATGACTACTTGTCTTACTGTTTTATCTACACTTTTTATATGTCCTCGCATAGCCAGTAAGCATAATTCTGCATTTGATTTTGTATAACTTCCCATTCCTGCAAGCGGCTGTCCGTCTTTTTTTGTTTTTACCCACGTAAACGCACATGTCTTATATTTAAATCCCCATGCTTCAATCACCTTAAAAACTTCGGGCAAGCATGGCATTGTTGTCCATATGAATAATGCACAATTTTTTTCTCTAATTTTCTTTATGTATTCTCCAAGTTCGCAAATTTCCTCTGTTGACATTGTTTGATAATGTTTTTCGGGGCAAAAATTGCCTCCGTTTTTTCCTTTTCCCCACAAGTACATCCAAGGTGGGTCTGCATATATTATGTCATATTTCTTATCTGTGTTATATATATCTACATACATTGTTCTTTTCCTCCTACTTTATAGCAATTAGTAATTGCCTCAAATGTAACTTGTCCATCTTCCATTATTCCACTTAAAATGTCTTCACTTATCATTTTTTCTTTTGCTTGATTATAAAAATCTTTTTTTATTTCAAATCCATACGCATTTCTACCTAATTCTGCACAAGCCCTTAATGTGCTTGCACTTCCTGCCACTGGGTCTATTACTACATCCCCTTCATCTGTAAATATTTCTATTAATCTCTTTAATAAGCCTATTGGTTTTTGTGTAGGATGTATTTTAGGGTATAGTTTAGAACTGTCTCTTTTCCACTCAAACCAGTTGAATATCATTTTCCCTTTTTGTTCTTCTGTTCTACCATTATTAAATTTTGGTAGTTTATCTCTATAAAGTACCACTGCGTATTCTGTTGCTCCTACTATTTTCATATTAGCTTTTAATACTGATGCAGAATAATTTTTTACAAATACTAGTGGATAACTTTTCATTAGTCCATGTTTTTTTGCTTCATCTATTACCATTTGCATTTGTTCAAAAGCACAGAATACTATCATTGCTGGTGCTTGTCCTTTTTCTTTTGGTTCTTTCTTTAAATATCTAGTACAGAAATCAAAGAAATTATTTATTTTAAAGTCATTATCTGTATCAAAAAAACTTTTTCCAGCTAGTTTGCTTTCTCCGTTTTTGTTATCTCCATCTTTATACCACATAGGGTTGCTTGCATAAGCATTGTTTCCAAGGTTATATGGTATATCTGCAATAATTAATTGTGCATGAGGTATTCCATATCTTTTAGCATTTTCAAAGTGATCGTTGTATAATTCTATCTTACATTTTCTATTCATCTCTTATGTTCCTTTCATTTAATTATTCTTAATTCCAAATCTGGATAAACCTTTTCAAATATTTTATGTTTTAATTTGAATACATCTGTCTGCATTCCTTTTACATCTTCTACTATTGTTTTACCATTTTCTATGTACTTAAAATCTGCAACATATTCTATCTTTCTAAATGTCCTTCCATTTTTCTTAAAACTATCTTGTAGCAAAAATCTTGGCTGTAATTCTAAGTCTGTTATTGTTCCTGCTCTTTCTAATAGTTTTAGTTCTTTGTATCTTTGACTTTCTCTTATACTGTCAAATACATACATATCAACTTGTACTTTTTTATTTCTGTATTTGTTCACTTTTCTTTAGCTCCTTTTCTATGTAATTTTCACATCTCCAAACTCCGTTTAAAGTTTTCTAATTCAAGTCTATTACAACCTCTACATTTTACACATTTACCGTTCTAACGGTGGATAATTATATTTCATAAGCTAGTCCTCTGGCATTTCATAAACTTTTGGAATATTAAATATATTAGGTTGTATATCTATTTGACCTTGTAAGATTGCTGGTCCACCTTCTAATTTCAAATAGCTTGAAAATTTTTGTGCAATTTCTTGTAATACTTCTTTTGCTCTTTCTTCTGTTTTGTATTCTCCTAATACACTCCAATTATCTTTTTCAAAATATGCATATATTCCGTATCCACTTAACTTCGTATCATCTATTCCTACATTTGCTATTAAAGCTGATACAAATATATCTCCTAACTTATTTTCCAAGGATTCCTTTTGTGCTTCATAATCAACTATTTTTATTTCTGATACCCTAGAAAAATTTACAATATCTTTATTTTGTTTTACTATTATCATAACTACCTCCTAAAATTTTTAAACCTTTAAACTTTGCTATTTGTAATTCTTGTTTTGTAATCCATTTTTGCCATTTCCCACATTTACCACAATATAAGCCTCTTCTATTTCCTTGTATTTCTACAAATAGTTCTTCACTATCACATTTACTACATTTTTCTTGCATAATTGCCTCCTAATCAATTTCTTGGAATATGTTGATAATTTATTGCTTCAAATCCTGCTTGTGTCCTTTCATATACTGCTACTGTTTTTCCTGTATATTCACATTTCTTTTTATCTATTGCTTTTACATATCCCATTTTTTCTAATTCTGTTAGTCTTGGTGCCGTGTTATTTCTATCTGTTGTATTTGTAAAACCTAAGTCAAATAATTCTACTGCTAATTCCTTTGCAGTTTTAGGTTTGTCCAATCTATTTAAAATTTGTATATATCTTATTTTTGTTTTATCTTGTATGTCATTAAAACTCATTTGCCTTGTTTCTGCTGTAATCATTTGTTTATCACTTCCTTTAATCTACAAATTCTCCCCATTCTAGATTTTTATATAAATGTCTGTATGGGTCTTCTGAATAATATCTATATGTATTTTCACTTATTTTTGCTTTTATATCTGCTATTTTCGGCGTAAATTTATTTGTTTTAATTATTGAGTCTATTGCTTTTTCAAATTCTTCTGAAGGTATATTTTGAAATTCTTGAAACCACATAATCGTTTCATCTTTATCAAATTTTTTATTATAAGCTACTTCTATTTTTTTTATTTGTTTTGTAAAATCACTTATATTCATTTAGCCATTCCTCCAGTTCTTTTTCTCTTTCGCTTGTTCCTAATTCTGATTTTTTTCTAAACTGTTCATCTTCTTGTTCTGCTTGTAGTACTGTCTTTATTCCTGCTTTTTGCCAATTATTTAATATTGCTTTTATATATTGAATTGTCCTTTTATTTGCTTCTACAGACTTTTTCATTGCTAACATTATTAACTCATTTGACATTTCTTCTGCATAACTGGATAATATTTCTATTCCATAAGGTGTTATCAGTCCTATATTGTCATTGTAAAAATCAATAATATTTTGTAAATCGTTAATACAACTGTCATTTACTTTATTATTTTTATTTATATTTATATTTTCATTTATATTTGCATTTTCATTTTCCATATGTTTTTCATATGAATTACATATGTTTTTCATATCTTTTTCATATGTTTGTTTTTCTTCTTTTTTCTTTCTGTTATTTCTTCTACTTTCTGAATAAGCTTTTCTTTTATTAGATTCTTCTTCTAATCTTTCATTAAAATATTTGCCTTCTTCATCTTTTTTGAATTTACTAAATATATCTTCATTAAATTCTTTGCAAATATTTAACATTTCTTTTTCTTTTAGATGACCTTTCTGATGTTGTAAGCAAAGTAGTCTTATATATTTTCCAACATCTTCATCAGACATTAGCATTGTTCCAGAAAGAAAATCACTACTATAAAATAAGAATGCAGGGTCTTTCATTTTCTTTCTCCTTTCGTACAATATAAGGGATAAAACTTTATTTTGTCTTATCCCTGTTGTCTAATCTAAATAACTTTTTCCTATTAATTTTATAAATTCTTCTCTTGTATGATTTTTTTCATATTCTTTTTGACATTCCTGTTTTAATCTCAAATCTAATTCATGTCCATATTTACCATGTACTCCGTATGTTTCTCTATGTTCTAAATATGTTAGCCATACTTTGAATCCGTTTTGCTCTGATATTTTTCTTTTTCCTGTACCAAAATATATATGATGTTCTTCTAGTCCATAAGTTTGCCCACTGATATAGCTTTCTTTTTTGTTTTGTAAAATTGATTTCATTTTTTATCCCATTCTTTCAATAAACTATTTATTTCTGCATCTGATTTTGTTTCTATTCCATAAGCTTTACAGTCTTGGACTGCTCCATCTATTAATCTTGACATTTGTTTTGAATTAAAAGAACTAGAACCATAATAAGCATTGATTATTTTAAATTCTGTATTTCCTATATATGTTGTATCCGCTATTTCACAAAACCAAGCTATCCCTTGTGCTACCCACATTTTTTCAAATGTTTTTATATTCTCTGTTTCTATCCTAAATCTTCTGAATATTCCTAGTTCTTTTACTCTTCTTTTGTATTCTTCTATCGTATCTATTTCTGCTAACTCACATAATTCTTGCAAAAGTTTCCAAAAATAATTATTTGCATTAGTTGTTCTTTTCTTTATATATTTCTTTGCTTCTATTTTAAGTTTTAGGCCTTTTAGTTGTTCTATGTCTGATAACTTGTCCTTTCCATCAATTAGAAAGCTTATTTTAGGTTTTCCAGTCTTATAATCTATGTTTATTTCTTCTAATGTTCCTGTAGTTTGCATTTAATCACCTACTTATTTTCTTCTGCTAGTTTTTTATTACTATCTTTTAATGCATTTTCTATTGATGAATAATCTTTAACTTCCAATATTTTAGGCAAATTACCTATTCTTGATTTTTTTACTATTGCTCTTGTTTCTTCTCCTGCTTTTTCTAATTGAATTACTATGTCCATTAAATATTCAACTATATCTAGTGCATCATATGTAACACCAACTGGTTGCATTTTTCCATCTTTTGTATCCCATACATTTTTTGCTCTTGCTACTAATATTAAGTTCATTGGAACATCTTTTAGTTGATTTAAAACTGTTCTTGTCATTTCTCTACGATATGCATACCATTTTGTTTTTTGTAATTGATTTAATTCTCCTACTTTTTTCCCTATCATTTGTTCATATTTTTTTGCACTTGCATCTTCTATACAGTCTAGTAAATCAGTAACAGGGTCTATAATTAATGTTTTTCTATCAGGATATTCTCCTTTTAAAATCTCTTCAATTAAATTTACTGTTAAAGTTGCTGGATTACTTGCTCTATTATCTGTTTTATTTACCTCTGCTTTATAAAAATCAAATTGACTAGCATATAATCTTGTACTACCTTCTAAATCAACTACAAGAGGATTTGGAGAAGATAAAGCAAATCTACTTTTGCCACTTCCACTTTCTCCCCAAACCATAATTTTTAAATTAA